GCCGAGCAGGTGCGGCGCCACGCCGGTGCCGTTCAGGATCTCGTCCTCTTCGGTGAGATCGAGCCCGAGCCGCAGGCGCGCGTCGATATACGAGCGCATCGCGGCGACGTCCTCGAGCATCTCTTCGGTCGCCGGCAGCCAATGCGCGATCTTCTGCACGGGCGTGTTGGCCTGCTCGAACACGAGCGTGCTCTCGGGCTTCGCCGCGCCCTCGGCGACGGCGGCCGCCGCGTTGGTGAACGTCTTTTCGCGCAGATAGACGATCGAGTTGCTGTCGGCGGTGCCGGGCGCGAGCAGATCGGCCACCATGACGCGTCGCTGCGGCAGGGGCAGAATACCGGGCAGGTATTGCGGGATCACGAGCGGCCCGCCCGAGCCGGCGTCCTCACTGAGCGTCGTGGCGCGAAGCTCCCACGTCGGCGTCGTCCACGAGCCCGAGCGCCGGTGCCCGCCGTCGGCGATGAAGCGCCGATAGTCGGGATGCTCGACGAGTTGCGCGCCGAGCGATCGGCGCTCCTGCGGCGGCGCCGGCGCCTGCTCGTCTCGACGTGCCGGCGGCACGAGATCGCCGGCGAAGCGCTCGATCTCGGCGCGCTGCGTCTCGCTACGCTCGGCCGTTTCGATGCGCGCCTTGAGCGCGTTGGCGTCGTCGATCTTGGCCTGGAGGGCCGCGACCTCTTCGGCGGTGCGCTCGCGCTTCTCGCTCTCGGCCAGCGTGACCTGGGACTTGAGTAGCGCGCCGATCTCGGTGCGCTTCGTGTCGAGGTCCTTTTTCATCGCAGTGACGTTCATGGTGTGCGTCCTCTCAAAAAATCGGTCGGGTCACAGGGACAGCAGCGCGAGCTCGGCTGACTGTCGGTCGTACGCGCGCCGTCGATCCTGGATGGTGGCCGGTGAGGGCTCCTGCATCGTGTCGTCAGCGAGCGGGGCTGGGGGCGCGGGGAGCGCATCGGCGGCGCGATCGGTCGCGTCGGTCTCGCCGGCGCACGCGCGCGCGATCGTCGTGTCGAGAGTTTGGATCGCGTCGATCATCTGACCGGCGAGCGCGTCGTCAGCGGTCACGAGCCGGCCCTCGCCAAACCCGTTGCGCACGTCGCCGATCGGCACGCCGCGACCGGCGGCAATGTCGCGCATGAACGTCTGATGTGCCGCGCTCACCGTCGCCTTGACGTGCGCGTGTGCATCCTCACTGAGCGGGCCGGTCTCGTTCCCTTCGGCTTTGTACTTGCCGGCGGCGATGTAGGTGCGTTTGACCCCCAGCGCCTTGAGCGCGTCGGATAGATCGTTGTGAATCGTGTAGACGCCGACCGAGCCGACCATCGCCGACGGTGAGGCATAGACCTTGGTGGCCGCGCTCGCGAACCAGTACGCGGCGCTCGCCATCGTGTACTGCGCGTGCGCGATGATCGGCTTGGTCGCGCGCGCCGTGCGCACCTGCGCGAAAAACTCGGTAGCGCCGGCGACGCTCCCGCCGGGCGAGTCGACGTCGAACACGATCGTCGAGACCTTCGGATCGCTCATCGCCTGCGCGAGTTGCTCGCTGAGTCGCTCGAACGACGTCCCGCCAGACATTTCGGTGAGCATGCCGGCGCGCGGCGCGATCACGCCGTAGACGGGGATCACGGCGACGCCGCCGCCGGTCGGCTGCGGCAGGTTCCTGCGCTTCACGAGCGCGGCCGCGATGCCGTTCTCGTCGGCCGCGAGCCCGGCCGCGTGACGCGCGAGCACCGACGCGATCGGCCCGAGCCACTCTGGCGCGATCGCCCACGGGTGAATCGTGACGAAGCTGAGTACGTGCGCGTCGCGTTGCAAGATGTCAGACAAGCAGCACCTCCCGCGTCGGCGTGAACGCGTCGGCGCCGCGCATCAACTGGATGAACGTGTGATCGGTCACGCGCGTGGCATAGACGAGCGCGAGCGTCGCGTCGCCGAGCACCGGCGCCAGATCGGTCGCGAGCTCCTGCCGCCAGCGATCGTGATCGAAGGCTGCGAGACGCGCCTCGGGGCTCGTGAGCTTCGCGAGGGCTTTGGCTTGTCGGTCAAGGTGCGCGCGCACCGTCTTCGCGACCGCCTGCTGGCGCGCCTGCTGGCGATCGGCCGGCGCCTGGACGTCAGCACTCGCCGCCGGCCCGCCTTGTTGTGCGGCCACGGTATCCATCGACGGGTCGTCGTCGATCCGTGGCAGGTTCAGGCGCGCGCGCCCTTCGTTCCCGGTCATGACGGGGCGCCCGGTGAGCAGTTGGAGCGACGCGGCCTGCTGTTCGAAACTGCCCTTCAGCTTCTCGGCGATGTTGAACTCGACATACACGCGCGCCGGCGCGAGCGCCTCGGGCAGTACCTGTCGCTCGATCTCGCTCTGAATCATTTCGAGCCACGGGCCCAGCGTGTCCTGGTAGAGGTTCTTGTGCTGCTCGACGATGTTCGAAAAGGTCGCGTGTTCGAGAATGCCGACCATCGGCAGGGGGATGTGATAGGCAGCGGCACACTCTTCGCGCGTGAGCTTGCGCGCCGAAATGAACTCAAGCTCTTTTGCCGAAAACGAGATCGGTTTGAACGTCATCCCGTCTTCGAGCACGGCGACCGAGCCGACGCGCGTGCCGCCGGCGCCGTACGCCTGCTGCCACTGCTCGCGGAATGACTGTTTCTGCTCTTTCTGCCACGCCTTGGCCGTCGCTGGGCGCTCGATCACGCCCTCGACGCGCGCCGCGTTTTGCCACATCGACTGGCGATAGTCGCCGGCGGCGTTTTCTTCGGCGAGAATCCGTCGCAAGGTCTCAAGGGGCGAGACGCCGGTGAGCTCGTCGCCGTAGCCGCCGAAATGCACGAGATCGTCGGGCCCGAAGGCGCGCTCTTCGCCGCGTCCCGACGTCACGACGAAGCCGGTCGGCTGAAGCCCGCCGAGCACGCGCACCGTTTGCGGCGGCAGGCGCACGAGCGAGAGGCGCGGGTCCGTCGTGCGCACCTTGAGCCAGAACGCGTTCATGTAGATCCCGAGATCGATCATGAGCGTCTCGATCAGCCGATAGCGCGTCGTCCACGGATTGGGATGTTCGAGCCACTGCGCGAGCTCGTGATCGGTCAGGCGCACGCGATCGCTGTCGCCATCGCGCCGAAAGACGTGCAGGCCGAGGTGCGCGACGTTCCTGGCGAGAAAGTCGACACACGTACGCACGTTCGGCTGCTTGCGCCAGATCTGGTAGTACGTTTCGAGCGCGTTGCCGTAGAGATCGACCGAGCCGGCGCCGCCGCTGTACTGCCATGTCGGCGTCGGCGGCGTGAGCGACGCGAGTTGGCCGAAGCTCTGCACCACCATCAGGGCAAGACCTGGATGAAGGCGACGTTGTCGCGGTGCACGATCGTCTCGCCGTCGAGCGCCGTGGCGCCGCCGCCGGGCTTGAGCAGTGACACGTCGCGCAAGGTGAGCCACGGGCCGCGACTCTGCCAGAGCACACCGCGCAGCGCGGCTTGTTCGTCTTTCAGATTGACTATCACGGCGCGGAGCAGCGCCGGCGGTCGCCACCAGAACACCGTCAGGCTGCAAGCCCTCCGGTCGTGAGTGTCGCGCGAGATCGCGCCGAGCCGATTAAAGGCGTCGTTTAGTCGTCGTCGCCGTCGGCGAGATCGCGCCGGATGGCGCGTCGGATGACTTCGGGTACCGACACGCCGTCGCGCGCGGCGCGCGCGTGCATGCGGTCGTAGTCGGCCGGCGCCACGCGCACGTTCACTTTGGCAGCGATGCCGACGTCGACGATCGGCGGGCGCCCGAGACGCGGCTCGGGCTTCATGCCGTCACGAGCTCGGGGTCGGCGGCGAGCACCTCGGCGGGCGCGCTCGCGAGCTTTCGCGCGTTGAGTGTCGCCATCAGTGGATCGATCCTGCCACGGCTGTGTCGCTTGGAGGGCAGGATATTACCATTGGCGTCAGGCTTTGCGACGGCATTTGAGACGCACCACGCCATCAGCGGGTTGTCGCCGGCGTCGACGAGCCCGTCGAGTACGTCGGCCTCGAAGTCTTTCGCCGTTTCGCTCAGTTGCGCGCGAGTCTGCGGGACTTCGACGACGAGCAGGTTATCGGCTTCGAGATCGGCGCCGAGGTTGCCGGCATTCCACGGATCGATGCCGACGCCTTGCACCTGGTAGCGGCGCGCGGCGTCGCGCACGAGCGCGCGCACGGCGTCTTGGTCGATCCGATTCCCCGGCGTCGTGTCGAGCCAGCCGGCGGCGACCCACTGCGCATAGGGCGCTCGGTCTCGGTGCGCGCGCTCGACGAGCGTGTCGGCCGGCGTGAGACAGCGCACGCGCAGGCGCCACGAGCGACGCGTCGCCGTCGGCGGGAAGACGATCACGACAGCGGTGAGGTCGATCTTGGATGACAGATCGACGCCGACCCAGCACGGCGCGCCGGCGAGCTCGTCGACCTCGTCGAGCGTGAACCTGGTTTGGCCGTGGCGCCAGCCGTCGAGCGAGAGCCACGGCGTCGCCGTGTTCACCCACAAATTCAAGCGCTTCTGTTTGAACGCGGCCGCCGCCGGCTGCATGTGGATCGCCTTGCTCGCGAGCGCGCGCAGATCGGCGGGCTTCACGCTCACGCCGTAGTTGGGGTTTGCCTTGCGCCACGTGCGTTCGAGCGTCCAGTCGTCGTCGACGTCGGCATGCGCGATGAACGCGAAAAACGTCTCATCGTCGAAGACGCGATCGAGCACCTTGGTCGCGTAGTCGTGCTGATCGCCGCACGGCGAGAGCGGATCGTCGCCGGCCGTCGTGATCTGAAAAAACATCGGCTCACGGCGCGCGCCGGTCGCCGTCTCCATGACGTCGAGCAGATCGCGATGCTTGAACGCGTGGAGCTCGTCGGCGATCACGAGGTTCGGGTTGAGCCCGTCGGTCGAATCGTGATCGGCGCCGAGCGGTTCGAGCTTCGACGCCGTCGCTTCGCGCGAGAGATTCCCGACGAGCGGACGAATGCGCGAGCGCAGGCCCGACGACACGACGAGTTGGCGACAGTCGCCCCACACGATCTTGGCCTGCTCGCGCTTCGTCGCGATGCAGTACCCTTCGGCGCCCGGCTCGCCCTCGAAAAACGTCACATAGAGCGCGACGATCGCGGCTTCGAGGCTCTTGCCGTTTTTGCGCGGAATCTCGTTGTACGCCGTGCGAAACCTGCGCAGGCCGGTCGTCGTATGCACCCACCCGAAGATCGAGCCGAGCCGAAAGAGTTGGTACGGCTGGAGCGTGATCGGCCGACCGGCCCATTCGCCTTTGTAGTGTCGGAGCGCTTCGGCGAAGCGGTAGAAGCGCTCGGCGCGCGCGACGTCGAGCCGAAACGGAAACGCGCGCGTGTTCTCACGCGACCGATCGCGCAGGTGGCGCACGCCGGCGAGCCGGTGATAGCGCCCGGCCTGGACGCGACCGGCGACGACGGCGCGCGCGTAGCGATCGATCGCATGCACCATGCAATCACTGCAGAGCGGTGAGCGTCGGCGTGTCGTCGAACTCGGCGAACGCGTCGCCCTCTGGCGGCGGGCCGTCGGCCGCTGCGCTCACGCGCGAGCGCGAGCTCGGCGTGAGCCCGAGCTCGGGCCAGAGCTTGTTACAGCCGGCGAGCGCCTTGGTCGCGATCGGCAGGTACGGATTGGGAATCGGATAGCCGGTCTTCGGCGTTTTGACGATCAGCCCGAGCTTGCGAATCTCGCGCGTGGCTTCGAGATAGCGCCCCCATTCGAGACAGAGCGCGATGAGCGCGCCCCGGTCGGCCATCGTGACGATGCGCACCTGTCGGAGCATCGGCGCGAGCCGGCGCCACTCGGCCGACGCGTCGGGCTGATTGTCGAGCTCTGGCGGGGGTTCGTCGAACGTCGACGCCGGCGCCGGTGGGCTCGGCTCGGCGTCGTTGAGCGGGCGCCGGCCGGGGTTGCCGGCGAGACGCTTGGCCTCGGTCGCGTGCGGTTTACGGCCGCGCATACTGCCTCTTTTCAGGCGTATTTACGAGCGAAAAAGAATTAACTGGTGTTATCGGAGCGAATGCCCGATCCTGTAATCCGGCGCTCGCGACACAAGGCGCCGACGAAAGAGGGCGAGCATATGAAAACGAAAATGACGAAGACGGCGAGCGCGACGAAGACGGCGAAGACGACGGCGGCGACGAAGAGCTCGGCGAAGCGCGGCACGGTGGCGCCGGCCGCCGTGCTCGGGCCGTCGCTCGGTGCGCTCCTGAATAGCTGGCGCGAATCCGACACGCCGGTGAGGATCGAAGACGTGCGCGAGCCGGCCGGGCTCGACGACGGGACGCAGAACGTCGAGCACGGCGTCGCGCCGGTGAGCGCCGAGCCCGTGCTCGTCGCGCCGGCGCTGCTGAGTGTGCCGACGAGCGTGATGCCGGCGAAGCGCGGCAAGCGCGCGACGACGTCGAGCGGAATCCCGAAGGGGCGCTGGACGAAGGACACGCGCAAGTCGAACGGCCTGCTGCCGAGAGCCGGCGAGCTCGACGACATGCCGACGGCGCGCGCGCTCGACGCGCCGGTCGCCGGCCGGCTCGACGCGTCGCTCGTCGGTGCGGTGCCGACCGAGATCTCTGGCGCGCTCACGCCCGAGCAGAAAAAGGCGGCGAAGCGCCTGAAGTCGAAAGCGCGTCGCGCCGCACGTAAGGCCCGCAAGGCGGCAGGCGCGACGCAGGCGCGGAGCGCGCAGGTGACGACGGCGCCGAGCTCACGGCGCGCGACGCCGGCGCTCTCGACGACGATCGCCGTGCGCACGGCGCTCGCGAACAATGAGCCCGAGTTGTCGAGTCTCGGCTCGTATCGCACCGTGCTCGACTGCGCGATCGCGATCGTCGAGCTCGAAAAGATGCTGGAGACGGCGCGCGTGTCTATGCGCGTGCTGCTCGACGCGCCGGCGGCCGGGGGTGTCCGATGAGCGCCTTGATCGAGAAGCGCGTGACGGTGAAGCTGCCGAGCCGTCGGCGACCGGGACAGCGCGCGTTTCCGTACGTCGTCGTTTACGAGATGGGCGCGACGCCTGACGCGCGCATCATTCGCTCGGTGCAACTGCCCGGCGATCGGATGGAGATACTCGACAAGCTCACCGAGAGCGACGTGGCGCACCTGTCGCGCGTGCTCGGTCGCGCGCGCTATCGCTCGGCTTAGGAGATTCGTATGGCGTCTACACTCAAAAGCGCCGCCCCCTCTGGGGCGGCGCTCGGTGGTTCGGCCGGGACACGCGCGCAGAACAAAGCGCGCAAGGCGAACGCGCAGCACGCCGGCCGACCGGGCCGAGTCTGCACTCTCTGCGGCGAAGCGGTGCACGGCGGGCACAAGGACAAGCGCGACGACGTGCGCTGCTCCGGTCGATCCTGGCGCTGGTCGCAGCGTAGCGCCAGCGTGAACGTGCCGGCGCGACGGTTTCGCGACGAGCTCGCCGAGACGCTCGCTCAGGCGCGCGACGCGATTCTCGCGCCGGGCACTCTCAATGCCGGCGTCGCGCTCGGTGCGATCGAGCGCCTGCTCGATCGCGTGCGCCGGCGCCGGTAGCGCGCTCCCCTCATTCATTTTCCCCCACCTCGAAAGCTGGTCGCATTGGGACACGTTGCCCAATGCGACCGGCTGCGATCTGTGTCGACTTCACCGAGCACGCGCCCCGAGAAGAGATCCGACTGCGTCGCCTGCGCGATCGGCGTGACGTCAAACGGATGCTTGGCGCCGGTCTTCGTCTCGGCCCAGACGATCGGCCGGCCGCACCCGCGACAGCGACCGGCATAGCACGAGTCGACGAAGATCCACATCAGGCGCGCCCTCGTGTCGGCCGGCGCCTGGACGTAGCCAGCGCGGGCGCGCCGTGCCGTAGTCGAAACGCTCGGAATCGTAGCCGGCCGGCGCGCACCTCGAAGTCGAGCCGGTGCGTCAGCCCGCAATCACAGCACCGCAAGTAGAACCCGCGCCGGCGCGGGTGAATCCATTCGCCGTCTCGCGCCGTCGTGAACGTCATCGCTCCCACCGAGCACGCGGCGCACCTGGACGCGCCGCGTCGAGCAGGAGCTCGCCGGCCCACAGCAGGAACAGCCCCACGGCAATCCGCCAATTCACCTGCACTAAAAGCGCGCCGGCGACGAGCCAGCAGCCGACGCCGAGCGCGACGGCGATGATCCGTTGTCTCATGGCTTGAGCGCGATCCAGCCGGCAAAATTCATCCAGCGCCAGAAGCACTCGATCGGCGTGAAGCCGGCCGCTCGTAGAAGCTCTTCGTTCCACGACGCCGTCACGGGCACGAGCACGCCTTCGAGCGCGAGCCGCTTGCGCGCGATCTCGTCTTCGCTGTAGCCCTGCTCGCGCTTGAGGGCGAGATAGCGCTCGGTCATGAGCTCGTCGAGCACGCCGGCGGCGCCGAGCACCTTCTCGACGAGCACGAACGCACCGCCGGGGATCGTGTGCTCGAAGACGCGACGCAAGAGCGCCGGCCGATACTCGATCGGCACAAATTGCACGGTGAGCACGGCGAGCGTTAGCGACGCCTGGACGGGCGGATACCCGTGCCGTAGATCGGTATCGCGAATCTCGACGACGCCGGCGCGCCGATAGCCCTCGAAGCGCGCGAGCGCGGCGGCGCGCATGGGCTCGCTGATCTCGACGCCGACGAACCGATTGTATGCGCCGAAGCGCGCGACGAACGGATCGAGCGCGTCGCCACGCGAGCAGCCGAGGTCGACGATCGCCGTGTTCGGGCGCACGAACGACGCGCCGATCGCCGTCACGGTCGAGCGCATCACGTCGTACTGCGGGATCGACCGGCGCAGCATATCGTCGAAGACGTCGGCGACGTCGGCGTCGAACGTCCAGCGCCCGGTCGGCATCGTGTGATCGACCGGCGGCGCCGGCGTCGCCCCCTGCTCTATCCGGCGCGCGCGCTCTTGCTTGAGCGCCTCGCTCACGGCGTCGTCGAGTTGCTTGCTGATCATGGTCGGTCCTCCAGCACGCGATCGCGAATCGTCGACGCGATCGCCTGCATCATGAACGGGGGCACGGCGCGCCCGAGCCGCTCCCACTGCTGCGCGTACGTGCCCGTCAGCACGAAGTCGGCCGGAAACGAACAGATCGCCTTGAGCTCGTCGATCGTGAATTTGCGCTTGGTCTGCGCCGGCGCGAGCGCGACGCCGTCGGCCTGGTTTGCGCCTTCCAGTAGCTTGAACTCCGAATGGCCGCGCCAGTGCGAGAGCACCGTCGGCGACGGGAGCGAGAGATCGCGCCCGCCTTTGTGCGTCGAGAGCTCGATCGCGTGGCGCCCGTTGCCGCCCGTGTCGCCGGTCGTCACGGTCGGGCAGGGCTTGTCGGCCGACTGCATGCCGCCGACCTTACCGGGGAGCAGACACGTGACCGCATGCACGTGCGGGAGCACGTCGCGCACCGAGTAGCGATACGAGAGCGGCGTCGGATGCACCGGCTCGCGCGCGAGGTCGTTGCGAACGCCGATGAAGATCAGGCGCGCGCGCATCTGCGGGACGCCGAGCCACTGCGCGTCGAGCACGCGCGCGGCGACACGGTAGCCGCAGCCTTCGAGCTCGGCGAGAATGCGCAGGAACATTCCCTTGGCGACGCCCTTGACGAGCCCGGCGACATTCTCGGCGACGAACACGCGCGGCTGCACGTCGCGCACGAGCCGGGTGTACTCGGCGAACAGATCATCGACGCGCTGCGTCGTGTCGCTGTAGGTCTTCACGCGACCCCATTGTGCCGAGCGCTTGCCGGCCGTCGAGAAGCTCGCGCACGGCGGCGAGCCGTCGAGCACGTCGAGCTCGCCGACGCCGAGCCCGCAGGCGTCGAGAAGCTCGTGCGCCTGGACGTCTCGGATATCGCGCGCGTCGACGGGGGTGTCGGGGAAGTTGGCGCGATAGGTCTCGTATGCGGCCGGGATGAACTCATTCGCCCAGAGCACGCGAAAGCCCGCGAGCCGGTAGCCGAGCGACGAGCCCCCGCAGCCCGAGAACGTCGACGCGACGGTGAGCGCACCGAGCGGGCGCGCGCGAATCTCGGCCATCGTCGGAATCACGTACGCCGGCCGGCTCAGACTGGCGACGCGCGAGCGCTGCGCGAGCTCGCTCATGGGCGCGCCGCCGGTCGTTTGAATTTGGCGTCGCGCAGGCGCTCGATCTCCAGCGAATCGGCGAGCACGCGCTGCGAGCCGCCCTGTGGACGCGCGAGCGTCGCGCCCACGCGAATCGTCGACAGAAACCCGTCGCGAATGCGCCGATAGACGACGCGACGAGACACGCCGAGCACGCGCGCGGCCTCGTCGAGCGAGACGCTGAACGTCATGGCGCCGGCTCGTGCGCGTCGGCATGCGCTGGCTTCGCCGTGCCCGACCACGCGTAGCCGCATGACGGGCAGCGGTAGTGCGTCTCGACGTTGATGTCCACGGTCTTGAACGACTCAGGCGCGACCGGCCCAAGAATCTTGCCGATCTCGGCTTCGGTGAAAAACGGCGCGAAGTCGAACCCGGCGGCGACGTCGGCGGCGAGTTGGTCGGGGTTCCACTCGGCGAGCTCGGCGCTCCGATTGTCGAAGATCGCCAGCGCGCGTTTCTGCTCGTCGGTGAGCCCCGACCGGCGCACGGCGACGATCGTGTCGCCGTCGACGTCGATCACCTGGACGCGCGACAAACCGAGCGCGCCAGCGGCTTCGATCAAGCCATTGCCGGCGAGAATCTCGTTACGCTCGTCGATCACGATCGAGCGCGCGGCGCCGACGTCGCGCAGGGACGCCGTGATCATCTCAAGGTTTCGCGTCGTGTGCCGGCGTCGGTTGCGAGGGTCGGCGACGAGCTCGGCGACCGATACGGGGGTCTCGCTCGCCTTGCCGGCGCGATACTCGGACGGCTCGGCCGGCAGCAGGGGCGCGACGTCGAGCACGAGCTCGGCGCCGGCGTCGTCGAGCGCCTGCTCGAAGTCGTCGCGCGCCGGCGCCGGCTCGGCCGGCCGGGGGTTTCTCGGGGCGCCGTCGGTCAGTCTCGGTTTTTTGCTCATTCTCCCGGCCTCTCTAGCCCGCTAGGCGGCGATCGGTGCGCCGGTCGACCGGAGACTCGGCCGACGCCGGCGTCGCGCCTGTGGGCGATTCTACGCGCCGGCTCGCCTGCTCGACGTGTACCCCCAGGCACACCCCCCGGGTGAGCCGGTAGACGGGCTCGACCGACGGGCTGTCGACACTAGCGAGCCGGCGATTGACCGGAGGGCGACACTCGAATCCCCCCCGCTGTCAATTTCGCGCCCACACGAGCCACTCGCTGACGGTTTGGCGGCGGGTGGCGATGCGTAGCGATTCCTCAGCCCCCCCCGGTCGGATTGCGGGCGATCTGGCACGGTCTCGCGCGACCGACGCGCCGGCGCTCACCCCTTGCGCCGATTGCAGGACACGCAGAGCGATTGCAGGTTGGCGGGATCGAGCCGTGCCCCGCCAGCCGACAGCGGACGGATGTGATCGGCGACGCGCGCGCGCACCTTGAGCCGATGCTGGGCGCAGCGCGAATGTTCCACGTGAAACGCGCCGCCGAGTCGCTGCCCGCACCACGGATACTGCCGAAGCCAGACACGCGCGACGTCGTGCCAGTCGCCATCGTAGCCCCGAGCCGACGCGCTCGGTCGTTCGTGCTCGGCGCACCGGCCTCGACGCCAGCGCCCGATACGCCCGCACCGTGCGCACGGTCTCGGCGGTGCGATGCTCACTGCTCACCATAGCCCGAGCTCGACGCACCGGCGCACTAGCCCACGCGTGAGCCGATACGCGACGTCTTCGAGACCGAGCGCGATCGCGCGACCGATCGTCGTCCGCCAGCAGATCACGATCGCGGCCTGAGCGCGCGTCATCGCTCCTGCTTTCGCCGGCGCGCGTCGCGTCGGATAGCGGTCATGCCGTCAGGGGTGAGCGGGTCGAGCAGCGCACGGCGCGCCATGCGCTTGAGTGTCTGGGGCACGACGCCGGCGAGCAGGCGTCGACAGTCGCGCTCACATAGGAGGAACCAGACGTGGGGGCGCCTGGTCGCGCGTGCGTCAGTGACGGCGAGCACGCGATCGCCGTGAAGCGTCGCGGGCGTCGTGGTCGTCTTGCTCACCGTTCGAGCTCCCATCTCAGTCTGTCCCGGCGTCGAGTCCGAGCGCGACACGCGCCGACGCGAGATGCTTGGCGCGCGCGACGTCGTACCCCTCGAAGCACGCATCGAACTGCATGCGCGTGATCCAAATGCCGGCGCGACGATCGAGCGTCGCGCCGGCGATCACGTACGCCTCGACGAGCGAGTCGACAAAGGCGAGCACCTCGTGCTCGCTGTAGGCGTACTGTGACTCGGGCATGGCTCAGTGTTCCGCATGCACGCCGGGGCGAAGCTCGTCGCCGGCGAAGGGTGTCGACTCGGTGCGCGCGCGTCGACGACTCGGCGGCGCCGGCGCCGGTGGCTCGTCGGGTTCAGGCTTCGCGCCGAAGTCGAGCGCCGGCGCCTGCGGCTCGAACGTGAGAAAGCGCTGCTGCGTGAGCCAATCACAGACGTATTCGAGCTCGGCCGGCGACGCGGGCCCATACGACACGTAGAACACGAGCGCGTAGCCATCGACCCCGCGCTCGGTGCGCGCGCGCACGCCGTCGATCTCGCAGTCAGCGAGCACGAGCCCGTGCTCGACTTCAGGCAGCGCGCGGATCGCGATCTGCTGGCGTGGCACGGTGAGCGCGAAGTGGACGGCCTGGATCTTGGGCTTCGGCTCGGCCTGCCCGAGCGTGAACAGTAACGCGCGCACGTCTGGATCGAGCGCCGACGCGAGCTCGGGCGTGAGCGGCTGGACGCGCAAGGTCAGATCGATCATCTTGGTCTCGATACCCTCCTTGGTGCGCTCGACGCGATGCCCGATCGTGTCGAGATAACAGCCGACGTGGTCAGAGTCGAACAGTCTCATCCTGGTTGTCCTTTCAGCGTTTCGAGCAGTGTACGGGGTGCGGGGGTGAACGTCGGCGGCGCGTGCTTCGTCGCCCACGCGACCGTGCCATGCGTCGGACAGCGACGACACTCCCACGCGAAAATATGCGGGTCGCCGGTCGCCGTGACGTCGGCGACGCCGTGACAGAGCGGGCACGTCGACGTGGTCTCTTGATGGCGCGTCGTGCTCATCGCGCGTCGCCCCATACGTGATTCTCTTCGTCGCGCTCGGCTTGGCGCGGCGAGAGTCGCTTCTCGCCGGCGACGCCGCAGGCGCATTGAAACCACCAGACGTGAACCTGTCGCGCGTGATCGTATTCGCGCTCGATCGACGTCGTGTGGTGCATCGGGGGTTCGGGCGTTGTGCTCATCGCATGGCCTCGAAGAGCGGCAGGGGTTCAGGCGCCGGCGCGATGCGGGTCGGCACGACGCCGGCCGTCGTTTCGACGCGAATGTCGACGTGGGGCACGTCGTCGACGGCGGCGTAGAACTTCCCGATCACGGCCTCGACGATCTGCTTATCGTCGCGATACACGACAGCGGTCAGCGCGTCGCACACCGCGCGCGCGAGCTTGTCCCAATCCGGCGCCGTGAGCATCGCGACCGGGACGCCGCGCTTGGCGTACTTCTGCGGCCTGGGCATGTAGAACCCTACCGTCAGGCGCACCGGGCCGGTGAGCACGGCGCGATCGGCCGGCGGGAGCGCACCGAGCGCCGCGTTGGCGCCGGCCTGGACGAGACGCTGCCACGTCGCGACGCTCCGGTTGGAGTCGGTCACGGTCGCGACCGTCTTCCCAGTCACGGTGCGAAACGTGCGCGCGCGCATGCTCCCTTTGGCTTCGGCGACGCCGTAAACCGTGAACGCGAGAATCATGCGGGCGCTCGCGTCGAGCGCCGATCGCTCTCGGTCATATGGGCTTGCTTGAGCACCCAGCGCAGCGCGTCGATGCGCCCCTGATGGAAGCGCCGGCTGCCCTCGGTATCGTCCAGCCGCTGAAACGTGCCAGCGACGAGCGCCTGCTCGGTGCGCGTGATCTCGCGACCGATCGTATCCTCGAGCTCGACGGTCATGGCGATCGGGCCTTTCATCGCCGGCGATTCCTTCCCGACTGCGGCGCGACAGCGGCGCCGGTCTCGCGATCGCGCGCGTGCTCGCTCATACGCTGCGCGTTGTTGCGCACGCGCGCATGGTCGCGCGCGGCGCGTGTCCCGCGTCGATAGCTGAAGCGAAGCTCGGCGAGCGCGACCGCATTGGGAGGACACACGGTCACGCCGTGCTGCTTGGTGAAGTCGGCGATCGCGCGCTGGCTGAAAAACTCGGCGCGCGTCATACCGATCGCCCTCGCAGCAGGCGCACGACGACGAACACGAGCACGACGGCGAGCAGCAGATGCACGGCGCCGCCGGCGGTGTAGCCTGACACGAGCGCGCCACTGTAGCCGAAGAGCAGCAGCACGATCAGCACGATCAAAATGCCTTCCATCCGTCAGCCCTCCATGCCTGGTTCACGCTCGCCGACGATCACGCCCTCGACGACGCCGACGAGCGCGAGCACGCGCGCGAGTGGCGCCGGCGCGCCTTTCGACGACGCGAAAAACTTGTCCCGTGCGACATACCAGCGCGCGAGCTCGGCGCCGTGCGCCCAATGCCCGACGAGCTCGACGCGCCCGCTGCGCGCGTTGAAAGCGCGCTCGTACCCATCGGGGAGCTCGGTCGGCACGAAGCGCAGCGATCGAGCGCTCACGCCGGCGCGTACGCACGGCATGCACGCGCAGGGCTCGTCGTTGTAGCCGAGTCGTGCGGCGTGTTCCTGCTCGTCGACTTCGGTGGCCGACATCTGGCGCGCGTCCTGGGGCGCCGGCGCATGCGTCGCCGGCCCGAGCGCGTCGAGCCAGTCGGCGACGACGGGGAAACGCTTGCAGCGTCCCAGACAGGCGCGCCCGGCCGCGAGCACGGCGTCGAGCTCGTACGCGTCGAGCACGCGGTAGTAGGTGCGCGCGAGCTCGTCGGCCTGGACGGGCTTGAGCTTCACGCGATACGCCGAGAGCATGCGCGCGAACGCCGTCGCGAACGTCGCGAAGTCGAGCTCGGTCATCAGTGTCTCGCGCCGACCCGATCGCCGATCGGCGACTCCAGCAGATCGGCGATCGCGCGCAGCGTCGCCGCCGTTTCGAGCGACGGCGCGACGTCGTGCTGAATCAGGATCGTCGTCACGTGTTCGATGCGCTCTGACGACGCGCCGGGGTAGCGCGCGAGAATCTCGTGGAGCACGTCGAGGGATTGCTGCGCGTCGAGCACGAGCGGTGAGAGTGGCATGGGGTTCCCCTTTCACCCGAAATGCTTTTTCAACGTTGCCACGTCGACGTGCGCGGAGCCGGCGCGCTTCGCGCGGCCGGCGGGAGCGACACGTCTCGGGCGCTTCAAGGTACGCTCGGCGGTCGACTGGGATCGGTTCGTATCGGATCGGCGCGCTGCAGGCGCGCGATCCGTACTCACAGATACAGTCACCGGATCATGTACTGACGGGCCGAGCCCTGTACTAGCCGTGGCTTTGTCACTGGCCGAGCCGTTGGCCGAGCCGACGGCCGGGAACAAGCTCGGTTTTTCGCGGGGGTGCGGCTGCTGGTAGCGCAGAAAATTGACGATCTGGATCACCGGGCCCACCGGCGTGGCGTAGCGCAGAATCCGCCCGGCGTTCGCGAGCTCGTCGAGCGCCGTGGTCGCCGAGCGCGCGTCGAGCGAGAGAATCGCGCCGTCGATCGCCTTGACGTTGTCCGCGAGCCGGCCCTCACGGTCGGCGAGCAGCCAGAGCCCCTCGAAGACGAGTCGCGCGAAGTCGGAGACACGCGCGATCGTCGCGTCGGTGAAAAACGCCGGATGCAAGAGCCTGATGCGCATCCTGTCGTGCCCTACAGGCGATCGTCGCTGCCGACGGCGGCAATCCTGGACGAGCGCGCTCGACGCGCCGGCGTCTTCGGCGTCGTCGAGGGATGGCGCGTGAGCACGCCGAGAATCTGGTCGTAGCGCGAGAGGTCGCGCTCTTCTGGGGTGCGCACGTGTCGGGGTTTTCTCGCGATGATCGCGCGAATGGTGGCGAGGACTTCAGAGTCGGTCATGGGTGAGCACCTCCACGAGAGAGAAAGCGACGACGTCGAGCACGGGCGCCGGGCGAGCGGAACACACCGCGCCCGACGTCGTCTGGCGCACCGGAGTAGAGCGCCCTACTCCGGTGGCGTCGGCGGCGTGTTCGCGTTGATCGCGTCCACGACTTTGTCGGCATTGTGTAGCGCGCTATTCTCGGCCGCGATCATCGCGTCGAGCACCGCTTGCAGCGCGGCGGGACTGCCGCCGGCCTCGATCGCGTCGGTGAGTTGCTGACGGAGCGCGGAGATGAGCGCCGTCTCTTGGTTCACGAGCTCGATGATTGAGTCATCCTTGCTCGACGCGACGGCGATCGCGGCGAGCGCCTTGTCGGCCTGGTTCTGAATGTCGGCGATCTTGACGGTCATAGTTACCCCTTGCGCCTGCACGGCGCCGAGTTGCGCGGATAGTCGATCGAGCTTGGTCGACGTCGCCGCGATCGCCGTCTCCAAGGTGCCGAGCTTCGCCGAGATCGCCGCGAAGCCCGACGCGAAGTACTGATAGGTCAAATAATCCACGGGTTCCCCCTGTTAGCGAATCGGCTCATCGACGTAGTAGAAGCGCACGCCGGGCACGTGCGCCGTGCCCTGCATGTTGGTCGCGTGCTTGCGCAGCTTCGAGTCGTCTGGCGTGAGGAACTCGCGCGGCACGAGCTCGGCGTCGGTGACCTCGTGATGCCACGTGCGCCGAAACTTCACGACGGCGCGCACCTCGTCGACGAGCACCACGACCGGCGCCGGCGCCGTCAGCGCGTCTTCGACGAGCGCGCTCGCGAGCGCGCCGTGGCCCTGTCGTTCGAGCGTCGCCGCCTCCTGGATCACGCGCGCCTGCTCATCGCGCCGGCGTCGGTCGGCGAGCTCGCGCTCGCGCGTCTCGCGGGCGCGGGTCTGCGCGTCGTTGTAGTGCTTGATCGACTCGGCCTCGTACTTGTCGAGGATCTCGTACGGCGCCTTGGCCGCTGCTTCGAGCGAACAGAACCAGCGATGCACGCCGTACGCCCACGCCTTCGGTTGCGCGAGCGTCGCCGTGATGCCCTTGAGCTTCTCGCCGATCTGTCGGCGCACACCGGCGGCGCGTTCGAGCGACGCGTGGTCGACGACCTCGACGCGGTTGTCCTCGACGAACGTGATCGCGTCGCTCTTCGCGCGCTCGGCCAGCGCCGTCACGTCGTGGATCGAGACTTCGGGGATCGCGGTCGTCATCGGGTCCCTCCTGGTGAGGCGTGGCGCGCCCACCGGCAGAGCAGGCCAATCTCATAGGCGACGCGCTCGCGCTCGACGCGGTGCACGAGCTCGGCGTCGTGTCGCGCGAACGGGCCGAGCAGCCGAGCGCCGGTCACGAGGCGCGCGATCTGGTCGTCGAACATGACGATGCGCGTCACAAACGGATCGCCGGCGCGGACGCAGGCGCGTTCAGGGAACAGCGCGTCGAGCATATCGTCGGTCGTCATTCGTCGTCCTCGCCGGGCTCGCGCGAGCGCGCGACGCGCCCCGGTGGTATCAGGATCGGGCGTTGCTTTTTATCCTCGAACCATGCGGCACACCACGCTCGCAGCGCTGACGCGCCGCCGTGGAACTCACTCACGCCGTGCTGCGTCCAGACGGTCCACCCTCGAATCTGCGCGGGTCGCTTGCAGCAAAACACGATCGTGAAGCGCGACTCGTACAGCAGCGCGTCGAACGCGCGTAGTTGGCCGGTCGGTGGCTCGACGCCTGGGTTCTTTGTTTCGAACACGAGAAAGTACCCGCGATATTCGATCACGCCGTCGAAGTCCATCGGTCGAATCGTCGGCCCGAACGCACCCGCGAGAAAATCCCACAGGAACACGCCGTCGTACTGCGCTGGTGGGTCGCGATCGAAGATGGCTTGACTGTGAATCATGCCGGTCTCAAGTCAGCTTCGTTGGTCGCGTGCGCCCAGCCTGGACGCGTCGCGCGCGCGAACATTTCGACCTTGGGCACGCTCGGGAACATGCGCTCGATGAGCGTGTAGAGCTCGTCTGGCTTCTCAGA